TATAAGTACATTTTGATTTGGTTGACCTATATATGGTGTCGCATTTGGCTTATTTGTTGGTGCCGAAGATGGAGTTAAAGTACAGAATAATAAATTAGTATTATTATCACTATATTTGTATCTTATCGCTTTTTGTGATGAGTTTGTTAAATTTTGAACAACTGGCTCACAAAAAAATGATGATGTAATAATTCTAAAAAAGTTCGGTATTTTTGTACCGTCAGAATTTAAATATTCAATTCTAAACCCTACCAATCCTTGATTAACAAATTTGTTTCTATAATTGGCCGGAACCGAATTTAAATCAAAAACTAACCCTTTAACATTAGGAAGTGCCGATAAAACACCGCAATCTAATATTGTAGCTCTAATTTGAACCGGTCTAATAAATATGGTATATATACCAATTTGATTAAATTGTTCTGCAGGTAATTTTAAATTATATAAACCACCTAATATCTCAATACCATTGTTCACACCTGTGGTGTCATTATTGTAGTAAGGTTTCAAAATAGACAATGCGTCCAACTTTGTTAAAACAAAATTATCCGTCTCATCTCTTGTTGGTGTAAAATTTAATATTATCTCAACATCCTCCGGACTTACGTCCGCTGGTCTTATAGTTCCATATGTTCCGACACTCATAAAATATGTTTTTTTATCACTTTATTTTTTCTTTTATCAATAACTAAAATTTCAACAGGTTTAATATTTTTATTAACCCACTTTAATTTATCTAATTGATTTGTTTCAAATTGTTTAGTAAATCTACTTATTTCCTTACCAATTAAGATATTAAAAGTATAATCCGATTTAACTTCAATTAATCTATCATCATACGAAAAATCAGGATAATAAACACCAAATGGTGTAACTATAGATTCAGAATTTTTTGGACATACAATATTTTCATTTATTAATTTCTCAATATAAAACTTTTCATAAGTTCCCTGACAATGTAAACCATTTATTATAAATGTTTTACAAACACCACCAGTTTGTTTTCTATTTCCACTTTTACTTAATTTTTGTTGAGCAATTTTCATATTTTCTTTAACTTTTTGAGATAATGACTTACCTCGTCTTCTAACTGAATTCGCCTCACCTTTAGTTCGTCTATATGAGACTGTCCCAAGATATTTATTAATAAATGAGGTAGTTAATTTAAGTTCATTACCAATATCTTCACAATTTTTATTTTTAATTAAATATAAATTTTTAATAATTTCTTTTTGTTTTTTAGTTAATACGATTTTTTTACCATTACTTTTTGGTTTTTTTAACAACCCTTCAGTTTTTAATATTTTTATTATAGGCGTTTTACTAACATTAAAAGATTTACCAATATGTGTACAACTTAAACCATTAGAATATAATTCTTTAATTTTTGAGATATCTTTTGATGTAAAAATTATTTGTTTCATAACTATAAATATCAAAATAACTAATTTATATTTTAGTATTTACATTAAAAAATTTATATCCGTATTTGACTAAATCACCTACGTTATCAACCTCACCTAATCTTTCCACTCTTTCAAGTGCCGAGTTCTTACCCCTTTCGATGAATATATTGGATTGTACTTCCGCCTCATCAATTATGTTCATTAATAAATCATTTTTTACTATTTTTTCACAAACTAACATATCTGAAGTTAAACCCGATGATTTTACGACAAAAATTGTTGTCCCATCTGACCAATCATAGTAATCAATATCGTTAATTGTATAGGCAGTATATAACCCATCCCGACTTACACCCGAATATGTACCAATCATACCTGTATTCCCTGTTACCCGAACACCAGGTTTATACAATGTTGTACCATATTGTTTTAAATCACTTAAAGAAGAAGTGGTATATCCTGTAATTAAAAATGGAATATTAGTAATTGGGTTAAATAAATGAATATCATTTAATGTCGCATTACAACTAGAATCACCACTAAATATATAATCATACGACAATAAAGTATTTGCCCAATTACCACCTGCGGGTTTAAAATGAGCAGTACCTTTAGGGTTTGTTATTGTTGTACCCGTAAATGGTGTATTAACAGTTTTTGTTATAATATTTGTTCCCCAAGGACTCATACCTGACATAGTGATTGTATATGCAGTTGAATTAGCGTAATTGTGAGATATTGATGTTGATGTTACTGGTTCAATAAAACCGTCACCCCAATCAATAGTATATGTAGAAAATTCCAAATATTTTTTAAATTCAACATCAGAGGTATTATAAAAATAACATTTTTTAGTTAAAGGTTGACCTGAAAAAACAAAATTTAACATTGTATCTTGTTGTAACACCATACCATCAAACACAGAATAATAACCAACATCTACAGTGGTTTCAGTCAATAATATTGGAACAGTTAACCCTGTCAACAATGATGTCCCTTTTTGATGAGTTACTTTTGAATAATTTGAAGTATTTGTACCCCCCGATAACACTTTAGTCATTGAGGAATACACATATGATGTCCCTGTTAAATCAATTTTAAAGGTCTCTGCAGGAATAACACAACACTTATTGACTATTCCGGTACCCGTTATAGTTCCCGCATGATATCTTACTTTAAAAATGTCTCCACTAATAAATTCAGGTGATATTTTAATATGATAATCTCTCTCTGTCATATTATGGGTTTATATATTCATACCATTTTATTGAACTTGTCGTTCCAACTCTAGTTGTTGTTCCATTATTCTCATAATAAACTTCATATGTTTTTTCATTATAATTTAACCTAACTTCATAATAAAAATAATCTTCGGGATTAAATCTAAACTTTGAAGGTATCACACTTTGAGGAGTATTTGTCATTTTAACAAAAACACCTAATCTAGCATCAAAGAATTTTGCCGTCATATAAAACTTACTAATGTCTAAAAATTTTCTATTTCTTAACCAATATAAAAAGAACCCTTCTTTATCACCAACATAATCTAACTTAAATGATGGTATTTTGATATTAATTACCGGTTTATATGGACTAGTTGATGCGGTGACAGTAAAACCTTGTTGAACAGGTAATATTACTGTAAAATAATTGGTTTGTGTTATGGTATCTTTAGTATCGTAAAAATCCAACTTAAAAAAAGATTTAGTAAAAGGTTTTACATAATAATATATTTCAGTTTCTGTAAATCCTTCCGGAACATAACTAGTTACCCAATAAGTAGATTGTGATGTTGTAACAAGTGAAGACGGATTAATCGGAACCAAATATTCTATTACACCCGTATTCTGATTTGGTGTCGGAGTACTAAAGAAATGAAAATCATACTTAATATCCGTTTTTGTATCATTATTGTATGGTGCATGAGCAAATCTTAATACCTCAAAATCTCCCGGAAACCCTATAATGTCTTCAATAACATTTTGCTGATATTCATCAACAGCATTATCTTGACCAAGAAAATCCCATTTAATTTCAATTGGTATATTGATATATTTGTCGTCACCTTTTGGTAAGGTAAATTTATAACTATTATTATTCACAATTGTCTTTTATTGGTTGAGCCGCTCCGTAAAGAGTCGCATAATTATGTAATGCACTTTCTATATAATTAGTTCCTTCAGGTATTATTCTAAAAATAAAATTCTCATATGGGTAATGTTTTCCATTTAAAAATGGATAATCAACACCATTACCATTACCGTCTTTAAATCCATAGGTATATAAATCTCTCCATATAAAGGAATTGTATGTTGTTGAAAAATATGAATAATCCGGAACATCGGCCATATTATTAATACTACCCGTTTCTATATAATCAGAAAACCCTCTAATTTTAATAACTCTGTTTGGTTGATAATAATAACCAAATGGTTTATTATCATTTACTGAACGAATGTCAAATACATCTGAATTAAATATAAATTTATGATACATTTCTGAAATAACTCGTTCTTTTTGCTCATAATCATTCCATTCACAATAATTACCATTAATTGTATCACCATTTTTAAGTGAGTTAAGATATGTAAATTGAATCGTGGTTAAAATACCCCCATTAGGTATTTTGATAGTACCTTCAGGAGTATTATAAGTTGTAATAGGATACGGATTATTATTAGAATCCACAAAATTTGAGTTGGTATTATTAATATTCCACCATCCCTGAGGTTCATTATTTATAAAATCAATAGGAATGTTAAAATCAAAACCTTCCTGTAATCCGGTAGCGTTTAAGTTATCATCAACCCCCCCAAATGTTAAACCAAAAAACCCTTTCCATACTGTTGTAATATATAATTCCGATATTGGTCTTTTTTGATTATCTCGTAATTCATTAATATCAATGTCCTTATTAAACGATAATGTATAAGATTGAGAATTTTCTTTAATAGACACTCTTTTCACATTATTTGGCGTATATGCCGGACTTTCAAATTTTTTATTTGTCCCAAATATATTTTTCTCAAACCCCGCATTAACTAAGACCGCATCATTAACATCTGTAATTATTTTATGTTGAATTACATAATATTTTGATGTAGTATCGTTGGGATTTTCATAATTTATAACTCTTTTAAATGTTCCTTTATCACCATCGTTAAATATTGACCCATACCCAATATCAAATAGGTTAAAAATATATTCCTCAGTACCAGGTAAACCATTTCCAAATGAAAATACTTGAAAAGTATTAGTATAACCATTAGTTAATGTTATTTTTACAAATTCAGATTCCGATAAACCGTGTTTGACCGGACATTTAAATTGAATAATATGATTACCACCTTCCAATAAAGGAATAGAATTGGTTGAACCATCAGTAACCATAATAACAAAAGGAATTCCATCTACAGCATTCCAAGTTAACGAAGGTGTGTTAATACCTACCGCATCATAAAAAGTCATAACCTTGTTAACATTTTTATATGGATAACTAACAAAATGATTCCAATTATATGTAGAAGCACTTTTTGCTACAAAATCTATATGAACAGAAGATATTCCACCAGGAATTGTTGATGGTATTGGAACAGTATATCCTGAAACATTATAATCACTTCTAATAAAATCAAATTCATCGTACTGAGGAAATCCTTCCCAATATACCGAATCTGGATTAAGAGTACATTGGTCTATTGTTAAGGTAGTTTCATTAATATAATATAAATTGTTCTCTAATGGTGGATAATTTGTTGAGCCAGTATAAGAATTATTAAACAATAGTTGAAACTTACAAACAGGTCTAAATGTTGTAGATTTTTGTCTTTCATCATCAAAAACTTGAGCCAAATTAACATCAACACTTCTATCAAATTCTTGTAAATTTTTTGAATTTTGAACTAATGGTGTCGGTATTGATAAATCAGTGTTTGTCGCAGTTTTATATCTTAACGAGCCTAATACTATTCTAATATCATCCATCTTAATTTACTACATTACTTGTGTTTATCCATTTCATTCTAAATCTATCAAATGCCGATGAACCAGCCTTTAATCCAAAATAAAAATGAAACGGTGCCCCAACAGTGATTAAATTTCCATCAGGAGCATTTTGTCGCCAATAACCAATATCACCACTAATTGAATTATTTTGACGACCCGGTAAACTACCCCCATTAGTGACTGCGTATATGTAACCTTTAAAAAAGTCATTTTGAGTCTGATTAGTTGTTCTAAAATATCTAGATACCGGTAATAACCTATCTAAAGATTGATATTTTGACGAATAAATATTAGAATAATCCCAATCATTTGACTCACCTCCAAAAATACTAGTTCCACCTTCTATTTTCCATTGAGATAATGGAACTTTTTGAGAATAAACTGCAAAATTACTAAATGTACAATTACTTGTGGTTGTTCCAACCGGATTTATAATTGTTCTTTTTGGAGTAAGATAATCTCTAAGTTGAGTATCAGATGAAAAGAATATTCCAAAAGCATTATCACAATCAAAGAAAATTGGGTTTTGAATTTGAGGGTTTACGGTCGCAGTTCCGGTACCTGAACCCGGACCTGTCGCAATAAAAAGAGTCCCCGCAGTATTATTAATTGCACCAATTGATGTAAAAATTGTATTACCTGGTGTTGTAATTTTATATTGAATACCCGTAACAAATGAACCCGCATTAACCAATGTTGGCGAATCAGGATAATTAGACGCTTGAAACGGAGAAACACCCAATTCAGAACTAATAGAAATTACTTGAGAATAATCAGCATCAACCAACCACTTAGTAACATTTCGGCTATTTTGAAAATATGCAAAAATATTAAGACCTCCTAATAGATTCTGTAAAAAAGTATTATTCATAAATCTACTTACAATAAATAAATTAAGAATTTCATCAACATGAGAAAATGTTGTACTATCTAACTTATTAACCAAATAACCATCATATTCGTCTGACATTACCAACTCTTGTAAAAACGCTGAACGAGGTCCTAAATCCATCATAGTAGTAGGATACCTTAATTCATTACTAAATTTTCCCGAGCCAGGGTCATATGGTGAACATCTATAATAAAAACTTCTAGATGGATTATGATAAATAATGTTATCATTACAACGACGAGATACCGGATAATTAGGTGGATTATCTGTTGGTGCTGTAAAATATTGAACCTCATTTTTAAATGGAAAAGCATATAATGTACCATTCACCCAATTATTATTAAATCTATGTGAAAACACGTTCCGACAAGCACCCAACATTACCATATTTCTAGCAATAAATTCAAACATTAACACCCAGTCTCTAAATAAAGATACAAAAACTGTAGTAATAAAAATATAACAACCATATTCAAATATAGTTTCTCCATTATATTCTAAACAAGGGTCGCCTCTTTGTTTTAATAATATACTACGATTTATTGTATTTGAGTTATCACACCCATAACACTCCAAATTAACTGAACCTTCACAAGTAAATGTATTCAGAACTTGATTTATGTTTGGAGACCGAGCCAAATCTTCTCTAACATAATCTAATGACCCATTACCTTGTCCTCCTGTCGAACCAGCTGTAGAATTTATTCCAATCACTCCTGTTTCAGGAATTAAATACATAGTTAATAAACGATTTTTTTGTAAAACACGACCATTACAACAATACTCTTCAACATCTGTTCCTGTAGGTAATCTATCACCCCTCATAACAATTTGGTTATTTGTCATCGGTCCTTGGTTTGCAAATATATAAGGTCCCGCATTACCTAAAGTGAAATTCATTGTATTACCCGTTGTATTATAAATTGGTGAGTAATAATATGTTTCAATTTTAGCCCGTTGCCCATACCAAACACTTTGATAATATGGCGGACAATTACAACAATATGGTAAATAAAATCCAGGTCTGTATTGGTTGAAATTATAAATTCCCGGCATTGCGTCAATTTTCATATGTAACATTGAACCTCCTTCAACAATTTCTTGAGGAATATATCCTTCATTTCTTCCACCTGTAGAATAAAAACCTTCTCCGTTCATAAATGGGAAATAAGACCCTGTTGTATAAGGACAATTAGGGTAATTAAATGGTATCCACTGTTGTAAATATTTATACCCATATTGATTAGTAAAACCATTATTATAACTTATTCCTATTCCAAAAATATTATTTGATGCAGCACCAAAACTTAATGGTGGGACTATTTCAGTAGGTGGATTATCATCATTAGTTACAGTAGTTCCATTTAATGGTTGTATATTATTACAATTTGGTTTAAAATCTAATGAACGATTATCTAAATTAGAATAATAACTAATTAAATTTGAATTAAACCCTGAGAATCTTGATGTTTTTTGAGTCCAAGTAGAAGCGGTTAATCCATTGGTATAACCCGTAACCCAACCCCAAGTTTCTCTTTGATTATCACAATATGAAAATGAATTAAAATAAAACTGTTGTCCTGTATATAAAGTTTCATTATTAACATTCCCTCCAACCGTTGGTTGATTACCACCAACCCAAGTTAAACCATCAACATAATTTTGAGTACTAGCACTTGATAATGGAGACCAAGGAGCGGTGGGTTGTATTGTTGCTCTTTCTCCACTACTATGACTAATATTTTTATAACTGCCTTGAATAGGGATATTCATTCTATAACCACCTCTAACCTTAATAATACTTTCAGAATTATAACCAAAAAGTCTACCTAAACCATATTCAATGTCAATTTTACTAGAGTACGGGTCAACACCTCTATTTAATATAACAACACAAGTTTCACCTGAATTAGCAACATACTGCATAGAATCTAACGATACAACACCAGATGGTACTGTACCAAGTGGTGGTGGAAATGTTAAGATACCATTAATATAACCAATGGCACCATTATCCGAAGCATTAGCTGGCAAACCATTTTCATTATTATATAACTGATAAAATGTTGTTTTATTTCTAAAATACTTAACATTTAACGAATTTGGTAATTGAGTAGTACATTTACCATTAAATTGATTATAAGTCATTCCGGTAATAACTTGGAAATATTCTATATCAATTGGGAATTTATGAAAATTTGTTGTCGTTTTAGCACTATATTGACCAGCAAATAAATTAACATTATAATTTGGTGTTGGTATATTACCATTACCATTAGGGTTTGCATAATTTAATTGAACTTTTGTTTGACCTGTAAAAGTTGTACCCGTAACCGCTCTATTACCAAATTTATTTTTAATACCTTTTGTTAAATTTGGGTCTTTACTATAAGTAGGATTTTGAAATGTAATCATTTCTCCCGCAACAAATTTTGTTAGTGACGCCTTATCACACAAAAGTACAACAGTATTATCAAAATGAGTGTCTGGCTGAGTTGGTTGAAAATTAACAGAAATTCTATTAACACCACCACCCGGATTATTAGCCGTTTGTTCAAAATATTTTGCTTTAACATTAAATAAATTAATTCTATCAGCAATTGGTATTGCTGTAGTAAACCAATCCCAATTTTTTGAGGATGTATTACCCCCATCACCCGTTGTAGTGACTTCAGATTGCAAATAAGGCGCTCCAATAGTTGCAGACCCAAATTGACCATCGTAGGTATATCCAGCAAAGTTATTTGTAAAAATAACTTTTTGTAGTGAAACAAATCCATTAGGCGAAAATTCATAATTATATGTTGGAACTTTAAATGCCGCAAAAGTACTTAATTGAACAATTGAACCACCTCTACTTAATGAATTAATTGGTGTTTTATCCGAAATAATTGTTGCACAAGGAGATAATTTAGGTGGCTCATCTTTAGGAGGACCATCACCATTAGCATTTTCATTAACTGGGTCACCTTGTTTACAATCACACATACCACAATCCGGATATGTTAAAATAGGAACTTTAATACCTTTTAAATCTAATTTATTTAATTCATTTAAAATCCAATTTAATAGAGCTAAAAATATACCATAAACAATTATCATTCCAATGTGTCCAGCAATTTGTCCAAGAGCATATGGAATAGAACCTACAATTAAAATAAATTCATTAAGAATCATATACCCAATCCAAGTCATTAACCCATATATAACATACTTTCTCAATATAATCACAACAAAATATAAAATGTGCATTATGAGTATTAAAGCCCAAAATACAGGTGTCAATATAATACTGAAAAACATAAAAATTATGTAGAGAATATCAAATCTAAAATTAGCGTCATTAGTTGGAAATTTATTATTAGTACTTTCACAAGCCGGTTCTAATATATTTTTAATACCAATATATCTTTCAGTACCGCTACCATAAGTATGGTTATATATAAACTCAGAAACTGTGTAAACTTTATTGTATTGCATTAAATAAAATTTATCCTCACAATTTATCGCATCTTGAATCATTTGTGTACTCCCATAATCATTCCAATCAACACTAAAAGCATACGAGTCGTCTAAATTACCCGCATACTCTCTAATATTTGGAACTAAAAAATGTGCTCGTTTAGTCACCTCAGATAATGATGATGATTGAGCCCACTTTACTTTAAATCTATATTTTGCCTTAGTTGGTATACCTACTTCAGGGTCGTTAGATATTACTTGCTCCCCAAATTCATTAGTAGTATAATAATCTAAATTCATTGGTACGTCGATTAACCAAGTACCATTTTCATCAATTACTTTACCTCCAGCCTCTAAACTAAAATTTTCAAGTATAGGTAAACCATTAGCATCTTGTCGTATTGTTTGTCTAATTGATAATATCTCACCAGGACCTGCAATTAAACTACATAAATGACCTGAGTCATTTGTTGGTTTACAATTAGATTTTAAGGCATTCCCATCTGTATCAGAAATTATTGACCCCATAAAAACAGATGTTGGTCTAATGTCAATTTTAGCCTCACTACTTAAATCAAAGTCAGTTCTTGTAATACCTAAGTTACAAATTTCAGGTTGTCCCCATAATGGTTCCACCTCAATAGATTTACTAAGATTAATAATTTGAGGTAATTCTCGTAAGTTATTTGAAGATTTGAAATTGGTACCAGAAACTTGAGCCTCTGTTGCCAATCCCATTCTAATTAAATCTTGTGGTGATAATGAAAATTCACCTATGTCTGATAAGTCAACATCCATTACAATAGTATGAGAACCAACCGGAACTCCAAAAATCATATAATCCCCACTTTGGTTTGTTACCGCATTATATTTATAATATTTATCATAAACCTCAATTAACACCGGATTAGTTAAAACATCTGTTCTAGTGAAGAAAGTCCCTGTTGGTACGTGAGCACTATATGATTTAACATATGGTAATAAATTGTATCTATACCCGTCATCATTATTATCTTGTAATGATTTATATGGATATAATTCGGAAATTATTGGATTTCTTTGGTCTTTACTATCTATAGGTATAAAGATAGAAACTTTGGCATTTGGGATACCAAATCCATTATTAACACTAACACGACCTATTATGACACCATAATCGGCGCATTGTCTTGTATAGATATCGCTTTGTAATATTTTTAAGGATAGAATTTCTAAATGTTCGAATTCTTGTTCAATTAATACCTTCAAAGAAGTATCAACACCAACTTTCGTTCTTACTCTATATGACTTTGACATTTTTTATCTTTTTTAATAAATAGTTTATACGCTATTTTTAAAAGATAATTCATAATTTTTAAAAATAAATTATGTTTAAAACTTATATTTTTTGGTAAAATTGATTGGATTAGAGTTATTTTTTAAGTAATCATAAATAATATTTGATACATCATTTGGTATTTTATTATCAATACTAGTATGAGTTGTTTTAGGGATTTCTAAATTAAGAATATCTGTGACATTATTTTTTTGACATCTACTAACCACTCCACCCGCATTAGTAAAGAAATAAAAATTGTCAGCCCATTTTGGTGATGTAAAATTAATTACATATTTAACATTTGATTTAACATTATAATCAAAATTATTGTATAATTTATTAGCATTATCTAAGAAAACCACTAAATCAACAGAAACATTATTAGTGTTTAACTTATCCAACACTTCTGTTAAACCGTAACCACCAACACTATGACCAACTAAAATTATTTTACCTTTAGGTTTAAATAATCTAAAATAATACACAGTTTCATAAACATCTTCCGGAGTTAATGTATAACTATGAGTTCCAACATAAGTAATCACTTTAGTTATTGGATTACTTAATTTATTTTCAATTAAACCTAATCCATCTATATCTCGGGACTTCGTAAAATCAACTTGTGTTTTATTATAGTCAATAGCATCGCTAAATGGGTTATTAGCACCTTGAACTACAATTATTAAATTTTCAGTATTTTGGTTAAAATATGAAACTTCATTATGTAAAAGTTCCAATTTTCGTCTATCATAGAATAAACGACATTCACTAAACATAAAAATAAAAGAAATAAAAACTATAAAAGTTTCAAATGATTTTATTTTATTTAATTTTTTAATAAAATAAATAAGAATAACTAACCCAAGAATAAATCTAATATTTAGAATTAACCCGTTGAAGATTGCCTGAGCCCAAGTCCCATTGTTACCTTTAATTATTTCAAGAAAATTAGATAATATCTCCATTCCCTAAAAATAAGTAACTAATATAACTCTATCAAGAGAAGTTAACGGTTTTTAAATTTTTAACTCTAATGTTAATATCTTTGTTTGAATATTTAATTTGATAAGTTTGATTTGGTTGAGCAAAAATAGTATCGTCAATCAATTCTATTTGATGTGTAGTATTATCTAAATATCTTTGAGATGTTTGAGATGATGAATATTGACCCCCAACTTGATTAAACACTTGAATATCCGATAACGAAACTACTCCGTTTTCACTCTGTATCAATCTTCTTAATTCAGAAATATTAACATTCTCACCCATTTGTCTATTTGTTGGGTCAAAATAATCAGAAACAATTGTGATTATTTGAGATATCACAGTTCCTTGATTTTGGGTACCATCCAACACAACATCAATATTAAAACTTAAATCAATAACATTAGCACTTTGTATTGAAACATAATCATTTATCATACGATAGTTTGATAAGTAATTTGCAACATTATTCTTTAATGTATTTGATATTACTTCAGTTAATCTACCTGTTTCATCATAAGATAACATCTGAACGATTATCTTATTATTATTTTCTGTTATTGATACCTTTGCCGGAGCACCAAATTGAGATGGCATTGTTCTAATAATTGACTCATAGTCATTTACCGTTACAGCTCTTTTTTGTGATGAAAAATTATAGGATACTAAATTTCTAACTTCCTCTGTTGTTGGAAAACTTGCCCCACCAATAGCCGCAGTAACATTCGTACATCTTAATGAATTAACCACTGTTGTATTTACACTATCTGAAGGTCCATTAACAAAAAATGATACTGTACCAATTTGAGTAATCGCATTAACCCCAATATTACTAGCCACACCACCACCAACTCTATATTGGATGAATAATGTTGTGTTTGGTTTTAAGGTACTACCTAACGCTAAATTATTGGAATATTTATACAAATTTAATTGATATCCATCTCTTGCAAATTCTCTTAATTGTTCGTCAGCAGATTGTGAGCCACCCCCAAATGTAACTTTTAAAAACCCTTCAGGTGTAAACTCAGTAATAAATTTAGTACTTGTTTGAATGTATTTCCCAACTTTAATACCAGGAGAATCCGATACTTTTGTAGGGTCTTCAACAAACACCCTGTCTTCAGCTAATGAATCCACTTCATACCATCTATTATCTAAACCTAAAAACTCTTGTACTGATGGGATATTAGTATATTGAGTACTATCTTTTAATAAAACACTAGTCACACCTAATACATTCTTATCTGGTAAAAATAATTCATAAAATGGTTTAACATCATTTGGTGTTATAACTTTTTTAAATACTTTTGTAGTACCATTAACCACAGTTTCTTGTTTAGTTATTGTATAATTGATTAATTTATTGTTAGAATCAAAATTAGGTATTTTTAATCTATTTGGGTAACCTTCCGCATTAATAGGTGACGCAAAATCAATATCATAAACCGTTTCAAAAACTTGTCCCGCACCATTAACTTGAGAACCTCTTCGTAATATCCCACAATATCTTAAATCTTCTTTATCCCCATATGCAGGAACAGTTATTGAGAAATTAACCAAAGCTACTGAAGGTCTCATTCCCGGAACTTTTAATCCATAAGTTTTTGCAATATTAAATACTGACGACCTTTGTTGCGCAAATTGGAGAACAGTTTCTTGGATACTTCTATCAATATTAAATTGTAAATTATCCGTTACCGCGGCATTTAAATCTAACAATACAGAGAAAACTGACGCATCATTAAAGTTTTGGATTGTATCAGGATAATATGTTTTAGTAAAGTTAATTAACTCCGTTCTAATTGATTGGAAATCCCTTGTTGTATAGGAAATTTTCTTATTTGCCATAATTTTATATATTAATAATTACAAAGTCACTACTATTAAACACATCATTATTGATGGTATAATCGATTTTAACTTTTGCGGTATGTTCTTTATTTGACATATTTGGTACTCTAAATACTCTTTCATCATTATCGTTAATATAACTACCTTTGTCTTCATCTCCATCAGAAGCCGCGGTAATACTAATATTAGTAATTCTTATACCAGGTAGATATACTCCCGCAGCCTCTCTTATTTCTGAATCTATTTCAGAAAAAGTAGGACCGTCTAAAGGTTCAAAAATAAATTCATATAATCTTGTACCAAAATCCGGTAAATAATATCTACTACCTTTTTTAGATAATAAAAGGTGTATTAAATTAGACCTAACTTCTTGGTCATTATAATCTGATAAATCTAAATACTTCCCATCAAAAGAATCTCTGAAGGGAAAAGTTAAACCATATGTAATTCCATCTGCCATAACTATAAATATAGTGTCGTCATTATTTTTTATAAATACCCCCAAAATAAAAAATCACGACCTAAGTCGTGATTTATATTCTTATTAAGAACCACATCCGAAACATTCAAATT